AAAACCCTGACCAGTAGGATTTCCAGTTACATCTCTCATGGCCTTCTCATATGCAGCATATCCCTTTTTATCATATGAATATGATTTTCCCTTAAACTCAGGCATCTAACCTCTCCCCCTATTCATTTTTCTAAAAGTCTTTGCTAAATTAGCTTGCCTACGAGTTGTAGAATTTTCTGATTTAGCAGCTTTATTAAGTAACTTTACTGGAATCTTTTTACCTTTTGGAACATTTAATTTCTTTCTTAAAGCTCCCGGTTTTTTAACCGCCTTCTGTATCCACTTCTTATCTTTTTTAGGTTTTTTATTACCAGTTAACTGCTTTCCAATTTTAGCTCTTGTAATAGTCATTAACTACTACCTTGAATAATTGTATCCGCACTACCAGCAGGACTTGTATTATTCTGCATATCATCCTGTCTTGTACGTCTAGCCTGATTTCTCAAGCCATCAATACAGTTTTTATATTCAGCTTGCCAAACTGTAACAGTATTAAAACTTTTTAAGAATAACGATGCTTCGACCATAGATGCATAGAATAATGCATCATAACAAAAATCTGAAAAGTAATTATTGGGTGCCGCATCCGATAATGATACCGGTCTTTTAACATATGTAATTTCAGTACTATAGGCTGAGTTAGGTGTAGGTGCTAAATAAATCTGAGTATTACCTCTCATTGTGTAATACTTAGGCTCCCCTACAGAAACAGTATGGGGCCAATAATCATAAAGATATTCTTGAGTTCTTCTTAAAAGATTTACTTTTTCTGAATCTGAGTTTGTAATATTTACATTACGCACAATTCTAGTATTATCCGCTAGACAAACTAACGGACTACCTACATTTGCAGCTACAGTCACAATAGAATCTAGGCCAAAATCATCTAGTTCTTTAATAAGTTTATTTTCAGCCTTATTAATAAACTTTGGAATTTGATCACTAAACTCTGTCGAGTCTACTTCAGTAGTATTTTTTATATCTGTTACAAGATAACTATACGAAGCCATTTATCTACCCATAGAATACAGTAATTACAGCCGCACTGGAAGGTGCAGAGACTTTCGCTACTCCTTTAACAAGAGGTCCGTAATCACCTAGATAGAGATCAGTTCCAGCTACCGCCTTAAATTTAATAGCTGTACCAGCGCTAGAATCAACTTGCTTTTCGCCCGTAACTTGATAAACTCCAGCAGCATCAGCATAAACCGCATAGATACGAAATCCAGTATCATCAGTATTAGTTTGGTTCAAAGTAACAGATGTAGTAATATCAACTAGAATACCACTACCAGTTCCACCACCATCAACCATTGCTGTTTTAATATTCGATGACATATATAAATCCTTTTTTAGTTTAAGAGGGAGAGATTTCTCTCTCCCCCTCATGTAACTGCTTAACCGGCATTACCGAAAAAGCCTCTCCAATCAGACCAGCCAAAGCTATAACGCTCTCTGGCTTTAAATCTAAGATTACCTGTATCAAAATCAGGTTCCATCTTAGTTTGTAGAGGTGCACGGGTAAACATCTTGGTTCCGTTCGGAACATTCGTCTTAATGAACCAAGCATCAGTATCCGTAAATCTACGATTAATATGAGAGCCCTTCGGAAGCATGGACATGCTACGAACCGAGTTCACATCATTCCAACCTGCGGGATTAGTTGCCGCTTGAGAACCACCCAAAGCAGTAACAGTACCCCCTGCCGGAATTAGAGTTGAATTAAGCAAAGAGTTTGCAGTCGCCCAGTTATCTGGAGCAATGTGCAATGAAACCGCCGAACCACCAACAAGGATTCCACGATCATCTTTGATCTTCTGGATAGTAGTTAGTGCTGCCTCAAGCGAAGAAAACGAGAGATCAGCAGCAGAAAGGACATTTGATTGAGTACCGTTAACCGTAGGATGTGCTGTACTAAAAAGCGGAACACCATCACCACCGTGGTAAGTAGCTGAATCAGTAAATCCATTATTAAAGATATCCGCACCCTTTACCTGCTTTGTATTAGCCATTGCCCTCGCAAGAGCTTTAGACCGCAATTTAGCAAACGTATCGTACAGATTATCTTCCATAGCTTCTTCTGTTACAGCAAACGCAAGAGCAACAGTTTCGTTGACATAACGAGCAACATAACTCTCACCAGCATCTTCATAAGTAACAGCAGCACCTTCACCCTTTACGGGTGCGGAGCCAAAGCCTGTAAATAGAACCTCTTCTTCAAAAGCTCGGTCAGAGCTTTCAACTTCAAAAAGAGCTTCATGTTCATTATCAACTTCTCCATATTCCAATCCGAATACGGCATTAAGGCCGGGGAGAAGTTCTTTAGCAATACTAGCTCTATTAATAGCCATGATTAACCTCCCCTATTAAATTCCTGATGGTGCAGAAAGCACAGCATCAACATGTTTAACGATACGAACTTCCACAACTGGGAAAGCTCTTTCAGTTGCAACAGTAATATCATTACCAGTCTCATCCTTAACGGCAATAGCCCTTACAGGAAGAATAGTAGTATTACGAGATGCAGCCTTAACACCAAAACCGGACTGACCCGTAACAGTGCTACCACTGCCAAGAGTTAGGCCAAAGTTAACGGTATTGATATCGCCAGCAGAAACCGAAGCATCTGCTTGAATGAAGTAAGTTGACTTTGGATCAGTGTTAACGAAAGCCTTAATATCCGTTGCACTTGTATTAGCGGGCCAATACTTACTATATTTGGGTTCCCCGTTTGCCACATAGTGACAACCCATAAAGACGCCGTCTGAATAGTCAGCGTCTGCGGAAACTACTTCTACATTACCAAGACTTGTCTTAATCAAATCTCCAGTAAAGATATTTCTAGCATCAGCAGATTTGATGGGAATTTCATCGAATCCTGTAGAGTTAGAACCAGAACCACGTTTACGGGCTGGAAGGAAACCACGAAGATTTTTAGTAGTCGTCATTTCGTTTCTCCCTTTTTAAATCTCGACCCCTTAATTACTCTTGAAAAGCTGGCCGCCTTCCTTTAGTAATTGAAGATCGACTGTTATTACTAATAGGCATACGAGAATCAGACGAACCTTCTAGTTGTGAATTAACTGCATCAAGAAGTTGTTTACTCTTGTTCTCATAATACCTTTTACGAGCTTCTAGTTTACCTATTGGCATTTTTGCCAAGGCTAGGTCACCACGACAGACCGTTCCACTATATCGCCCACCCTCTTGCACGACAGAGGAAATAGCCATTTCTGGAACTTCTTCTGGAGTAACAAATGTCCATCCTTCAGCCATTTTCTTACCAACATTCTGGTAATCATCTCCACCCTTTAGATTAATACGAATCCAACGAAGTGATATTCCTTCACCCATATACCTATTAAGTACAGGATCAGGAATGTCTAGGGCATTCGGCTCTTCATATGTCCATTCAGTTTCTCTAGTATTAGCTTCTCTAAAATTAGCTGAACGTGCGTTATCATTTTTTCGTGTGTTCATAGTTAACTCCCACGGTTAAAAGAAATATCTGTATATTCGCCCTCTGAGTTATTAACTTTTAATTTCTCAGCAGCATAAACCTCAAGTGGTATATTCCATTTATTAGCAATTCTCACATCTCCTTGTGAAAGCTTTACTTTTTTATTGGAACTAGCTGGAGTCCGTGAAGCTCCTGCAACCACCTGTGCAGCAGGCACAGTCTGCTGCTCCTGATTTTCTACTGTAGTATTAGTAGATTCTTCTGTAAATTTATGAGGAAATTCGGATTGCATCCGCCTATTAATTTCTTCATAAAAATCATCCTCTTCAGGATTATATCCCATTTGCTTTAGTTCAGCATCAACAGCAAGGGCAGAGGCGGTCATAACATTATTTTTACCAAACCACTCGTTTGCAGAAGCCCACTCTTCTGCTTTAATATCGGGCCTTCTTTGCTGTCTCTCAGGAGATTCTACATTCTCTTTCTCAACCTTTTCAATTGATTTAGAATAATCATCTAAAGCAATCTTCTGCTTTCCAAGACTATCTAAATCAAACTGAGCTTTATTTAAAACTTCCAGAGTTTCAAGAACCCTCTCTCCATCTCCAGAATTATATGCTTCTAAATATGCTGACTTAGCTAAAGCAACTTTATCATTTACCTGTTGTTCATTAATATCTGTTGTTGTCTTTTGAGTATTAACAAATGTTTTTTCTCTTTCAACTAGCTTTTCTTGTAGACTATCACGCTCATGTAGGAGTTGTTTTATTTCTTCTTCTCTATCCTTACGTTGGCGAACTAGCTGACGAATACGTTTTTGCGCCCCACTGGTTTCGATACCATCGAGCTCTTTTACCTGTTCTTTTTCTGACTCAACCTCTGTAGTCTTAAGTTCTTTTTTCGGTTGAGAATTTTGTTCTACATTCTTTTCTATTTCATACTCAACTTTTTCTGAAACATCTACATTATCCCATTCGGCAGATTCACTCATTTATTTATTTCCTTTCCACGGCTGATTCGACACAGACGATTACGAATGTTTATATTATACACTATTTCCTTTTAGGATGCAACTTTTAATTGGATAAATTAAAGGTTGGGTCTAAGTCTTTTGGGTTATCAACCCGCATCATAATCTGATCATCGTATACTAAAAGAAGTTTAATACCTTTATAGATTATTTTAGTTCCTGTATGTTTACCATAACACACATAATCTCCAACCTTACACCAGCTTCCATTGGGAAATTTTTCCTTATCTTTATAGGCAGAATCACCAACAGAAAGAACCTTACCTACCGTAGTTAGATAAGAAATATCCTCAACCGTTGAGTCCGGTAACAGTATACCACCTTTAGTTTTTGATTTTACTGAGGTAGGTCGTATAAGAATTGTGTATCCCGGCATACTGGGTAAAGGTAAAGGATCATCAATATCCTCTTCTAGACCAGTAATCCATTGATCATTTTTGATAGCTTTTTCTAGGGCCACCTGTTGCATACTTATGTATCTCCTTCTTGATTATCATCGAATCTTGTTCTAACTATTCTTGTTAAATCATTTCTAGCCCATCCAATACCTTTATAAAAACCTATCAGTTCTTTATATGATGGATAATTTTCAGCACCTCCCTCTGCTAATGTTGTTTTTAAATTTTCCATTTCTTTATTCAACGATGTTACAACCTCATCCCATAAATTCATATGCTATAAATGCTCCTACAATAGTTCCAATAGCTCCTGAAATAAGAACCTTTTTCCATACACCACATGTAACAGTACACTCACAGTTAGCACAGCCAATTATTTGCTTGCCTTGAATAAACCATTTTTTAAATATTTCTTCCATACTTACTCCCTTTCAATTTTAGCAGCTAAATCAGCAACTCTAAATAATGCGTCCATACTTTCTTTACGATTAGACTGAGCAGAATTAATAATAGATAATAAAGCTTTTAATTTTTCAGACTCTTCTTTCGTTTCCCTAGTTTCTTGAATCTGAGTCATCTTTCCAAGTAAGTCCATAGCTTTTAATTCTTTATCACCACTCATCTGAGCTTCCTGTTGAGATGCCGCCATGATATTATCAACAGCTTTCAACGCTTGCTTATTAATTCTATCTTTTTCTTTTTCTTCAGCCTTAAGTAAATCTTTTTGACCATCTTGAACTGCCTTCAATGCAACCTCTGTTTCTTCAATATCTAACTCTCTATTCTTAAGAGAAGCTGTTGTAGCATCTTTCATAAGTTGAGATTGTATTTTTTGCTGTTCAATCTGTATTCTAGCCTTTTCAAGTTCGACCATTTGCTGCTCTGGAGAAGAGGCTTTACCCATTTGTTTATTAGCATTTATTACTTGTTGTGCTGCTTGAGACATTGCCATCTCTGCAACCTTGGGCATACTTGCCTGTTCAGGTGGAAGATTAGACAACATCTGTTGTGTAACACCACCAACCTGTTCTTGATATTTCAATACAATATGTTCTTGAATGTTAGACTGTAAAATAGGTACAACTCTCTGCATTGCAGGATTAGCCCCCATTTGAGGGTCTTGTAAAAATGACATCTTTACCGTGATATGTGCATCATGGTTTTGACCGGGGAAAGCAGCAATAGGTAATCCTCTTGTAGCAGAAACAATATCTGATACAGGATCAAGAGGTACTGCCTTTTTCTTTGGAGGAAGAATCTGATCAAGGTTAGGCATGTTAGCAGCATCAAGAATAGTTCTGTTTAATGCTTCCATGTTGAACATGCCGGGAGGTGATTGCTGGGCTAATTGCAGCGTCATCTGAGCCAACATCATACGATGAGCATTAGAAGGGATATTGGGATCACTAACGGGGATAATATCTACCTTACCGTCAAAATCCTTTTTCAATACTTTTCGAGATACACCCGGTACATCGAAAGGATACTCATTTGGCAAATAATCATGATTGATTTGAGCCAAAATCTTAAACTCATCTTTCTGTGACTTATGTAATCTTTTGTGGATTGCACTAAAGAATTTACTAGACGCTTCAAGAAGAGCCATAGTTGTACCCACAGGTCCATACGAAGCAGCTTCAGATACTACTTTTTCTGTATTATCAGCAAACTTCTGTCCTGTAGCAGTTATAAAATTTAGCATCTGGAATAGGGTCGAGGAAGGCTCCTTGTATGGCAAAGGAACAATAGACTTAGAAAGGTCTATACCAGTTGCTTCTACCTCCTTAAACTCACCGGGCGCTATCGGATCATTGTCTCCCACAATTCTCACACCCTTGGCTTTAAAACCTCCCGGCAGGTTCGCAAACTGACCCGCATCTACCAAGGCTCTCATTGCTGCTGTTGCAGTCATTGTAAGATTACCTAAGAAATGGATCAGTCCTAACCCGTAGAAACCAAAACCCGGTACAAACCTATAATTTACAAAATGCATAATTTTAGTTTTAGTGGGATCATCCGGTCTGTAATTTCTACGAATACTTAAAACTTTTCTTGATTGTTCTTCAATGGTAACAATATAAGGTAGTGTAATATCTCCACCACATTCTTTATCTTCAGGAAGATTAAGGTAGCAATGCTGCTCAAGAAGAACATATTGAGGATCATCGTCACCTGTTTGCGCTAATCCCATTACTGTATCAATCTTAGAGGCAATAGGAGAAGGTTGAGGAACATATGCTTCTGGCAATTCAATATCCATATACATGCCAGACATTATTTCTTTTTGAAGATCATGTGGGTTACGATAAATAATATGTGTATACCTATCAGCTTTTCTTAGGTCACTCGCATAATAAGATACATAGAACTGATCTATTGGAACAAATTCCGATACAGGTCTTTCCAATGATGTATCATAATAAACTTTCTTAAAGGAAGAGCCAATAAGAGGTAGATGAAAAAGCATCCTTTCAAATTCATCAAAGTATTCAGGCATCTGTTCTGTTAGTTGGTAGTTCATAAACTGTTCTACCCTATCAGACTGCTCTTCCTTCTCAGTAGAATAATCTCCCATGATATGAGTTTTTACTGGGCCGTTTGCGGGAAACAACTCTCCAGATGCTTTGGATTGAAACTTGACGGCAGATTCAATGAGAAGAGGATGGACAGCAGTACAGGCTCCCTCAAAAGGCTGGGAGGCTTCTTCCAGCTTTAAACCTAGAAGATCAAAGCCCCTTTCAAACATCGACTCCCATTCTTCTCTGGAAGATTTATCTGCATCATACCGTTGAAATACACCTTCTGATATTCCTGAAAGATCATAGTCATCTACTTTCTCTGCAAGGTTTTCAAACCATACCTGAATATCAGGTTCTGTTTCTACCTCTACAGAATCTTCAAAATTAACAACAATACCACCATCTTCCTCTATATCGAAAGTAATGTTTTTATTAATATCAACTGTACATCCCGATTCTGGAACGGGAA